ACCAGCAACACCGCGAGCCACTTGGATGACGTGGTCAACGGCCGCAAGCCGATTTCTACCGAGATCGTTCCTGCACTCGTTCCAGCATAAGGATCCTGATGGACATCATTGAACCTGTCACCCTGCGTGACGTCACCTGCACGCGTGCTACTTCGGCACCGTATTACGACCGGAATGGCGTGCAGCAGATGGCGCCGCCGAACGTGCTGCGCGTCACGTACGACCCGGCAGACCTGAGCCGGGCCCCGTATGTCCTGCTCAACGCCGGGGAAGTAATCAGCGCCGGCGCGGGCCTGGTGTATTCCAACGTGCCGATCGTCGAGCCGGCTTACAACGCGGCCACGACGTACGCGAAGGATGCGCTGGTCTACGACCCGGGCAGTCACAACGTGTTCCAATCCCTTGTCGCCGGCAACGTCGGCAAGGCGCTGACCGACACGGCGGCCTGGGCGCCGCGCGGCGCGGCCAATCGCTGGGCCATGCTCGACCAGTACAACAACACCCAGACCTCGAACCCTGAGGAAATCATCATCGTGGCCTCGGCCCAAGTGATCAGCCAGGGCTTCTACATCGGCAATGTCGATGCGGGCGAGGTGAGGGTGTCTGTGGTCGACCGAAGCAAGGGCCTCGTCTACCGCGAGCAGCAGTCGCTCAAGGTCTCGACGTCGGGATCGAGCTTCTTCAACTGGAGTTTCAAGCGGATCCGTCGCAAGACCTGGGCCGTCAGCTTGAAGCTGCCGCCGTTCGCGAACGCCCTGATCACGATCACGATCAAGAAGCCTGGCGGCACAGCCAAGTGCGGCATGTGCGCGATCGGGCCAACCGCCGACCTGGGCAAGACCCTGATGACCCTGGGCGCCGAGATCAAAGACTTTTCGGACACCTCGTTTAACTTCGACGGCACCAGCAAAACCCTGATCCGGAACTGGGCGAAGCGCATCAGCGCGGACGTCGATGTGGATGCATCGCGGGTCGATGCCGTCTACGAGCTGCTGGCCGAGTACCGGCAGCGGCCGATCGTGTGGGTCGGGTCGCTCAACTATGGCCTAGCGATTGCGTACGGTCGCTACTCGAGTCTCAAGCCCGTGGTCAAGGGCAAATCCCGCTGGAACATGTCAATGCAAATTGAAGGAACCGTATGACCATCACCGTATTGCTCGACCCGACCCAGATGCCAGACCAGTCCCAAGACCAGCTGGACTTCGACAACAAGATGTCGGGCTTCATGCGCGACCTGCCAACGCTTGGCGCCGAAATCAACAGCACCACGGCGGCGCTGAACGCAATGGCCGCTGGCGGTGCCTACGCGCTGCCCTACATCTTCGACACGTCGACTGCCGACGCTGACCCTGGCGCGGGCAAGCTGCGCCTGTCGAGCGCAACGCAGAACGCGGCCACGGTAATGCGCCTGGACCTGGTCGCCGGGGGCCAAGACTACACCACGCTGATTGACACTATGGACGCCTCGACCAGCGTCATCAAAGGATCGATCCGGCTGGTGAAGCAAGGCGATCCGAGCAAGTGGATGACCTTCGACATCACGGCGCGCGCGGCTTTGAGTGGCTACCGCAATCTCACCGTAGCGTGCACGGGCAGTAGCTCGGCCAGCCCTTTTGCTGCGGGGGACGGTCTGATGCTGTTCTACCAACGCAACGGCGACAAAGGGGAGACGGGTACGGGCGCATTTACATTGCTGGCATCGACCACCCTGTCAACCGATGTCGCCAATGTCGACTTCCTGAACATTTTCAGCTCTGCTTACGACCGCTATACGATCGAAGTTCAATCGATGCGCGCTAGTTCGTCGGGCAATGGGCTTTCGTTCCGGTTCGCAGTAGGTGGGGCTATTGTTACTTCGGGGTATTTTGGTGCCAGCGGCCCTGCAAATGGCATTGGCACAGGCGCCGCAGCCTCAGTCTCGATCGGCTACTTGAGTTCATCAGCGGCTCAGTCGACAACTATCACAATAGAAGTTCGAAACGCAAATCGAACTACGCCAAAAGGACTGGGTGTTCGAGGAATGACTTTCGACACTGGGGGTGGAACTTTAAAAAACAACTCGCTAGAAAGCGGGTATGCGGGAACTACAGCGATTTCAGGATTCCGCATATACGCAGACAGCGGCACCATTGCTGCTGGTGCAGACATTCGTGTTTATGGGCATAGGAACAACTAATTATGATCCAAGTATTGGTAGACGGCATCGCGCGCGACGCCACACCCGAAGAGCTGGCAGAGATCGAGGCACGTGCGGCAGCGGCAAATCAACCAACCGTGCCGCAGGAAGTGAGCATGCGTCAAGCGCGCCTGGCGCTGCTCGGGCGCGGCGTGCTGGGCCAGGTCGACGCGGCGATCGATTCGCTGCCGAGTCCGGACAGCGAGGCGGCGCGCATCGAGTGGGATTACTCGAGGGTCGTCGCCCGCAACAGTCCGCTGGTCACGATGATGGGTGCCGCGCTGGGCCTGGAGGCCGCCGCTCTCGACGAACTGTTCATCACCGCTGCACGGCTGTAATCCTCGTGGCCCGCCCGGGCCCGGCCACCGAACCGCAAGACACAGCCCGCCTCGGTGGGTTTTTTTACGCCTATCGAAAGGCAGCAATGAGCATCAGTAAGACCACCCCGCCGGAAGTCGGCAGCTACGCCGGCGCTGCAGTAACGGTCGCCACCTCCCTGACCCTGACGCAAGTCGGCGTCATCGTCGGGATCCTCACCGCATTGCTGACGTTCCTGCTGAACGCCTGGTACACGCACCAGCGCAATTCGCGCGAGAACCGCCTGGCCGAGCTTGAGTGTCACGAACGGGAAGTGCGCCTGGCGCAGTTCCTCGCGCAGCTGCAGGCCCCCGAAGCAAAACCGCATTTGCCAATACAGGAAAAACCATGAAATTCATCGACGACGCACGCGCGCAATTCCCGAAACTCTGGTCGGTACGCTTCGCGCTGCTGGCCGCCATCGCATCGGCCATCGAGGCCGGCATGCACCTGTACGCCAGCGGCACCGCGCCCATCCTGGTGGTGGCCGCCGGCCTGACCTCGCTCGGCGCCGCGATCGCGCGCGTCGTGGCGCAACCGTCGGTGACCGGCAATGGTTAAGAGCGCGCCAACCCAGCGGCGCGGCCTGGTCGCGCTGGTCGGCGCCATGGCTGCGGCAGGACTGCTCAGCTTCACGCCTGCGTTCGAAGGCACGAAGCTGTCCACCTACCGCGACATCGCTGGCGTGCTCACGTACTGCACCGGCGCCACCGAGAACGCGGCCTGGGGCAAGACGTACACCCCCGCGCAGTGCCGCGCCCAGCTTGACCGTGACCTCGAACGGCACGCCGCCGGCATTGCCATGTGCATCCCCCTTGCGCGCCTGACCGATGGCCAGAAAGTGGCCTTCGTCGATATCGCCTACAACATCGGGGTGGGCGGCTTCTGCGGCTCGAGCATGGCTCGGCGCACGAGCGCGGGCGACATGGTCGGCGCCTGCAACGCGCTGCTGGCCTGGAATAAGGTCAAGGTTCTGCGACCAGTTAAAGGCCCCGACGGGAAGCCGCTCAAGGACGCGCGCGGCAAGGTCGTGATGCATTGGGTCTACGAGGAAGTGCGGGGCCTCACGCGCCGGCGCCAGGCCGAGCGCGAGCTGTGCTTGAAAGGCCTGCCATGATCCCCGTCCAGTACCGCGCGCTGGTGGTCGGCCTGGTCCTGCTGCTGGCGATGGCGCTGGCCGGCGCCACCGGCTGGTTCACGAACGGCTGGCGGCACGACGCCGAGATCGCCGAGCTGCAGCGCGCGCACGCGGAAACGATGCGCAGCCAGTCCGAGCTGGCATTGAGCACGCTGCAGGCCGACGCCACGCGCATCACCGAGGCGGCCACCGAGTTCGCCACCATTCAATCCATCTTGGCGCCGCGCATGTCGGCGCTCACCAAGGAGCTGCGCAATGCACCGAAACTTCCTGCTGGCTGTGTGCCTGACACTGCCCGCGTGCGCAACCTCGACGCCGCAATCGAAGCCACCAACAAAAGCATCTCTCGATAGCGCGCTGGCCGCGCCGTGCCAGGTCGTTGAGCGCCCAGCTGAGGCGGACTATGATGTATGGCAGGAATGGGCGATCAAGCTGTTACAGCAATATGCGGAGTGCGCAGCACGGCATGCGAAGACCGTCCAGGCGTGGCCACATTAACCGTCCGCGATTGCAGGTGCCCATACAAGTTTAGAGACCTCCGTCTGGCGTCTGCGAGATGAACCATGCGTCGTGCTAATCTAAGCACTTGTCATTGATAATGGTAATTGCTATGAAGAAAGATGACCGGGAACCGACTGAGCACGCAAACATAAATTATTTTGCCATCCGTTGCTTTAGGGACACCGGAGATTTGGATTATGTAGCCGCGAGGGTGTTAATGAAGTCTCACCTATCGGGTCCATTTCTGTGGTCTGCATCTCAGGCCGTTGAAAAATACTTAAAGTGTATCCTTATTCTTCATCGTATAAATACTAAAGATATAAGTCATAATTTAACAAAGGCTTTGACACGGATAAGGGAGTTGCTTCCTTTTCGAATTGAATTGGAAGAGGGCGAACAGGAATTATTCAATCATTTAGCCCAGTGGAATGGCGACCGATACCTTCTTACCTCGTTCACTATCGATAGTTATGAGCTGCTTCAGCTTGATTCCCTTGTATGGAAACTCCGTCAGTACTGCGTTCCATTAAACAAACGGCACTATTCTGAGGAGCCCAGCGATGATGTACTTCGGGAGCGCGTTCGAGAAGTTGAAGATACCATCAAAGGCGAAAGTAAAATTCGCGGTCATTTAAAAGGAGCGGTTTTGGAAAGCATCTTGCTAAATAAGGATCATGCGTCTCATGATGCGTTGACATGGCAAAATATGTTTTACAGCCGTACTGAGAGAAAAACTATCCGATATCGTTCCTGGAGTTACGCTGTCAATGCTCCACTATTTCTGCAACCAGAACTAGGAGACAAAATCTGTAAGTGGATGAAGATCCATGATACAGCGCTCGATGCTGCACGAGAGTTGGCGGCCAGACGGGCCGCCAAAAAGCGCAGCGCCTGCTAGAAGATCAGCCTGCTATTCAGGAGCAGTGAAAGTTATAATTTTTCTCGGCAATATCGCGTTTAGAGGGAAAAATTTCCATAACGTACACCCTATACTGTATATCCGTACAGTATTAATGGGAGTTCGTAGAAAATGGCAAATCCAATCATCCCCTGGCTCGGTGGTAAAAGACGCCTAGCCGATCACATCTTTCCTCAGTTCCCTGCTCACGATTGCTACGTAGAAGTGTTTGCCGGCGGCGCCGCTCTCTACTTTCTCCGATCACCTGCAAAAGTCGAGGTCATCAACGACATCAACGGCGAGCTGGTACGCCTGTACCGGGTCGTGCAACACCACCTCGAAGAATTCGTGCGCCACTTCAAATGGGCACTGGCCAGTCGCGAGGTGTTCAAGTGGCACCAGGAGACGCCGCCTGACACGCTGACCGACATTCAGCGTGCAGTACGTTTTTTCTACCTGCAGCAGCATGCTTTTGGCGGGAAGGTGGAAGGGCAGTCTTGGGGCACAGCCACAACCGCACCGCCCATCAACCTGCTTCGGATCGAAGAAAATTTGTCGGCCGCACACCTACGGCTATCCGGCGCCTATATCGAGAACATGGACTGGGCGAAGCTGATGGATCGATACGACAGAGCCCATACGCTGTTCTATCTGGATCCGCCTTACTGGGAGACAGCGGGCTACGGCGTTGACTTCGGTTTGGAGGAATACGAGAAGATGGCCTCGATGATGGGGCACTTGAAGGGAAAAGCCATTGTCAGTTTGAACGATCACCCCGACATCCGCCGAATCTTTGCAGACTTTCAGATGGACACCGTCCCAATCACCTACACGGTAGGAGGGGGTGGCCGCGGCGTTGAGCGAAATGAAGTCATCATTTACAGCTGGGATCGTGCTGCTGAACCCGCTGGCTTATTCTAGATCTCGGCCGTGGCGCGGGTGATGGCCCGACGAGTAGCTGCGCCTGCGTCGGCGCCGTGCTGCTCGTTTGCCAGTTTGAGATCGGCGGTCATTACGGTGGTGTCCTGCTCGTGTATGTAAATCTCAAGTCGAAGCCGCACGGCCAGGTCGAATGCATCGCCGCTGAACATGAGCGGGTTCCAGCTGTGCACTACCGGACCGTCGGCGAAGTGCAGATTGACGTAGCCTTCGCCATCGACCACCTCCACGCGCACGGCGCCTATCGCCTGCGCCGCCCGCTCCAATAGCGCCAGGTCGACCTTTGAAATGTCAATTCGCGGTGCCGCCGGCAGTTCGTCCAGATCGTCGTAAATCTCATTGGCCATAGCTACCCTCCTGTACTGAGGCGATTCTACCGCATCGGTTTTGACCTCAAAATCGTTTCCGCAACTATGCCGACAAATCAATGTAAACAATGGCTTGGATGGATCAAAATTGGTCCACCTGCGGAAACGATTTGGCGCCAAGAGCTTGATTTTTAAGGCATAGGCCGCAGTCTTGAAAACTGCTCACGCCTTACGTGGAGAAGCAATAAAATCGGAAACAAACAAGACACAAAACAAAAAAATTTGACAGAAAAGGCCAAGGCGAACATGCTCTGGCGAACTTCCGATATCGGCCAAAAGTAGACGCCCGCCGCACAACCCACAGTGGCGGTTTTAAAAAGGCGAAATTTGTGGCTGTTATTACTAACTACTTAAGTTGGAATTATAAGTTTTGCAACAGAAAAGGGACTGGGAATGAAGGTATTCATCAGCTGGTCCGGCGATCGCAGCCGGGAAGTAGCGAAACTGCTGGACTACTGGATCAAGTGCGTCGTCCAAGCGTCTCGCCCGTGGATTTCAACGAGTGGGATTGACGCTGGGTCAATTTGGTTTAATCAGATAAGCAACGAGCTCCAAGATACGACTTTCGGGATTATCTGTCTCACGCATGAAAACCGAGAAGCACCTTGGATTTTGTTTGAAGCCGGCGCCCTCGCAAAAGGGCTGGCTACTAACCGCGTTTGCACTTTCTTGATCGATTTAGAACCAAGGGACATTCGAGATCCTCTTGCTCAGTTCAACCACACATTGCCGGTCTACGAAAGCATCTGGAAGCTGGTCTCTACCCTCAATAGCAGTCTCGCCGAGTCGAGCCGCCTGAGCGTAGAAATTCTGCAAGGCGTCTTCGACACATACTGGCCACAGTTTGAAACTAAGTTTTCTGCCATCCTCAAAGCGTATGGGGCCGAAACAAAGACCGAGCCTAGAAAACAAGAAGACATTCTGGCTGAAATCCTTGAGAGCACGCGTGGCCTTGAACGTCGGATGCGTTCGCTTGAGGGTAGCGGCGGCCCAAAAGGAGAAAGTTCAGCCAAAGCATGGATAGAATCGAAACTAAGTAAGCCGAGCTTGAATGCCTTACGTGATTTCTACTGGACCCATGCAATGCGTCAACTTGAATCAGGGCATAGTGTGGACACTATTAGAGATATGCTTGCCCGCACTCCGGATTTGAGCGACGAAATGATCAATGAAATTGTTACACGCCTTATCCTTAATAACCCGCCGTCATCACATATAGCACCGAGTTAG